AGCAATAGGGACTCGGAGGTTGTAATATTCACCAGCTTGTGCAGCACAGAACTCAAGGTGAAACTTCAGATCATCTGCATACTCTGGTAATGTCTCCCATTGTAGTTCATCATGAATGAATGCAAGTTGGTGGGCATTGTTGTTGATGAATGTGTTATTAGCAATAACCATCCATTGTTTTGCTACAATACCTGCGCTCCCTTGGAGTAGGTAGTTAAGGGCTTTGTGGCTACCATCAACAGAACAGCGGCGACCGTCACACAAATTGATGTAACCAGATTCCGCCTTGGACTTAACCGCAGTAACCAGTTTCTCAAGTCCTGGAATTGCATCCATGTAAGCTTGACGTATCTCAGCCCCTTTCTTTTTAGCGGCTTGCGTCGATAATTGTGCATCATAAGATAATCCGATCTTGTGGTCACCGGCTCCGTACAGAAAGGCATAAGTAACTGTTTTGACTAGACGACGGGAGATACCAATCTTGTCTGCGTTCTCTTGGTGAATGTCACCGTTGAGAAGTACATCTCCGTACCTGCCTCCATCATAGCGAGCAAGGTAGTGTGCGAGCATTCGTAGTTCAATGCCTGCGAGATCAGCACCAACCATGACATAACCAGGGCTAGCACGGAATAGTTTTCTAAATTCAAGATCACTTGGTACCTGTGCAAGGTTTGGGTTACGATGAGCACATCTAAATGTGTTCGTAGCTACTGAACAGTGGTGATGGATTCGGTTATCACGGACAAGCTTTAACCAGGCATTGTTACCTTCAGACAACATACCAAGGCTTTTGGTTAACTCAAGGCTACGAAAGAACTGCAGAGCTTCCTCTGTGCCTATGTCCTTGAGTGTTGTCTCGTTGATGACAGGTTTACCTGTTGCTGTCATCTTCTCGAAGTTACGGTTGAACCGTGTCTTCATGACCCATGCAATGTGATCACGACTGGTTGGGTTGAACTCCTTTAGTCTAGTGAAAGTAGCTCCAGCGACATACCCTTGGGTTCGATTAGGTCGTTTAGGAGTAAACTCCGGTCCCGCCACGTAAGGGTACCGCTCCCGTAATAGCTGATTAAGGCTATCAAGCTCGGTGTAGAGAGTTTGTGCAAGTTGCCATGCAGCTGGTTCATCAAAAAACCATCCATACAATTCTTGTTCAGTGAGGATTTCTGCAACACGGTGTTCTAGCGTGATCCATTCAGGAATGGTTGAAAATGTTTCCAAAGTTTTGTAGTAACAACAACGTCTTGTACCATATAGTCCTGCATCTCTTGACTCCACTCCTTCCAATCTGAAGTCTTACCGAACTCTCCTTTGTACTCACCGAGGCGATAACCATAGGCTTCAAGGGAGTGACGACCATACAGCTGTAACGGCATGTTCTTCCAGTTACGCTTCTGATCAGTCTTCAGAATGTCAGCGTGGCAAATGCGGCTGAGCACAAGAGTATCAAGAACACTGCCACTGGCTCTAAACCAGGGGAAAAGCTTGCGAATAACAGGTAGGTCGTAGTTGATAATATTATGCCCGACAATACAATCAGCATCCTCAAGCCGTTGTATCCCACGAACAACTGGTTCCGTATTCCCTTCATCATTATAGACAAGGGTTTGGTTAGTCTCTGTATCGTAGATGCCAATACAGTGGATGTGGGTAACATCATGAACTAGACCGTTTGTTTCGATGTCAAAGATAAGCGTCATTCCAGTGTCGTATTACACCAGCAACAATAAATAGGTTTGTGACGAAGATCATCAACTCAAGAAGGTTGAGCCTTCGGAGCAGCGCCTTTCCAGACATAGGTCTTATCAATGAATTGTGCCTTGGCTACAGCTTCAGGTGTGGGAGGGTTAGGTGCTTTCAAGGTAAGTCCAGTGGGGAAATGCAGGTAGCGCTCACCATTAGAAGTCGGTGGCAGGGTCGAATTCTTCATTAGATTTAGTCTCTTTGAATTTACAGGTGTTCAGATCATAGCTCAGTGTACACGCGACGCCAACCTCGCCTGAATAGCGATTCTTGAGGATTCGCACAGTCGTATCACTTCCTCCAGATGTGCTCTGCTGGTTTCGTTCAAGTGCAATAACTCCGTCAGACAGTTGTGCAATAGCCGCAGATCCTCGCAGCTGTCCCAAAGTGACGCGGGCACCCTCTTCATGGTTTTGGTCATTAGATGTACGACGTAGGTGAGAGACAAGAAACATAGCCACACCAGTACGCTCCACAAGAGAACGCAACTTAGTCATGGTGGTATCAATCATCCGCCGCTCATCACCATCCAAACCACTCAACAGGATAGAGAGGTGATCAAGGAATATTACCCTTGTATCAAGACCCGTTGCCAAGTACTCAATTCGGTTGTAGATGAGATCAGGATCAAAAGAACCAAAGCCGTCAAAAAGAAAGAGGTTCCAATTAGCAAGAGTGTCTTGATATGCTTGGGTGAGAGTAGCTCGGTCATGTTCTCCAATGTGTAGTGACTTACCAACAGCAGCGGACATCAGTCCAAGAGCTGTACGACGGTTGGATTCCTCAAGAGCCAAGTAACCGACCCGCTCGCCGTTACGTAACAGGTGAGTTGCGAGTTCACGACAGAAGCTGGACTTTCCGATGCCAGATCCTGCAGTGATCGTGACAAGTTCTCCAAACCTGATCCCGTGTAGTTTGTCTTGGATTCCTTGAAAAGGATAGTCATGATCAGATGGTGGTGTTGGTGTTGTGACTAGTTCTAGGAGAGACTTACCGTCTACAATGCCATCAGGTCGATAAGGTTTAGCATCCCATATAGCTCGACGAATCGCCTCACTGTCATTAGCTTGTAGCGCGTCTGAGGCATCTTTGTACGCCTCCAGACGGGCGATCTTGCACTTGCCAGGTGGCAGTACCCCTGCTGCTTCCTCCGTCGCCTTACGGCCTGCCTCGTCATTATCGAAGAACAGGACAATCTCCTCATAACCTTGGAGCCAGGGGATAGCCCGTTGAATCGACTTTCTTGCCGCTGCGGCACCGCTAGGTAAAGAAACCATCGGCCACCCCGGCATAGCTTCTTGACATGAAGCTGCATCGAGTTCGCCTTCTGTAATGACAACTCGTTTTCCAGTGGAGGGAAACAAATGTTGTCCAAAGAGTGTTCCAGGGACATTACCTTCGTAGGTGAATACTTTGTCTTTTGTCTTTACCTTACAACCTTCTAAGACACCAGATTCACTGAAGTAATAGAAGCGGAGTACAGTACCATCCTTATGGATCTTGTACTTCTGGCAGACTTTCTCTGAGATGCGTCGTTTCTGCAACCTTTCGGGTGAGCCACGCATCTGTACATTAGTAGACATTGTGTGAATGTGAAATGACTCCTCCGTATGACCATAGGTATTACAAGAGAAACAAAAAGTATGACCATCAGAGTACAAAGAGTTTGCATCTGATGATCCACACGTTTCACACGGTAAGTGTCTCACGAATTCGCTTTCGCATTGCTGCGTATGCTCGTGCTTGTGCATCGTGATAATCGAACCAGGAATCAAGTGCTCGGTAGAAACCTTCCACAAGGTTGTCTACAGTATCAGGTCGGTCAGCCTCAACATCAGCAAGGTAGTCACTGAAGCCTTCAGCGTAATAGTCAGCGGTGCCGTATTCTACGTTAGCCATTCAAGTGGGATGGAATGAAAGGAACAGTATTGGAAGCCATGCTTTTCGCACCACTTCGCGTAGGTAGTTTTAGATCCTTTGTAGATCTTGTTATAAGGTGCTTGAAAGACGAATCGAATATCTAAGTCGGGATTCATCTTCTTCACTGCGATCATCTTCCTTCGGTCTTCCTCCGTCAGGCGCCCCTTTGTTTCTAAGAAGACACCATTCGGTAAACGAAAGTCGGGTGTGTAGTTGCATTGAAGAACGTAAGGAACCTTGGTTGACTCGTATTCAAACTCTACCTTCAAGCTTGAGAGAAGGTCAGCAACCTTCACCTCAAGACCTGAACGGTATTTAGGCATTAGAAATCATCTTCCTCAATCTCAGGTGTGGAGGTTACGTTCGGTTCAGAAGTCTTGTAACCTTTAGTTTGACCAAAGAGAGCTGCCACTTCAGTTTCACCCATATCGCCTGTATCAACACCAGCACTAGATCCAACCGTAACGACTTGGATACCGACAAGCTTAAGACTCGTTCCATAGGTGACGCCATCACGAAGGATGTACGGCTTCTGACGGAAGGCAAGCTTGACCGTAGATCCGCTGTAGATAGGCGTGTTGGGATCAGTAACAGGAGTCCCTTCTGTGTCAACGACAGGTGGGCGAGTCTCCTCATTCCAAGAGAACTTGACCTTGTACTTTCCATCAGACACTTCCTCCCATGGTTCAGGTTTGAGAGTGGAACGCTTCGGGTTCTTCAGTTTAGACTCAGCCCACTTGATAGTATCAGCTCGATCTTCTTCAAGCTTATCAACAATGGACTGATCAACAATAGCACCCAGCGAGTAGCCATACTTACTGGGTTTGAGAATAGCCTGATAACCTTCAAGGACAACAGGCTCTTTAGTAACGTGGATGGTTTGAGGCATTAACAGAAAAAGTAGGTGGATTCAATCACGGACTCTGGTTCCAGATCTCCGATGATCGGTGGGTCAGTCTCTGCTCCAATCTGTGAAGCAAAGTCTAGTAGGTAATCATGCTCCGCAAAGAGGTGCATGTAAGTCTCCCTCACAAGTGTGCTGAGGGTAGACATATCGGTAGCACGACACAATACTGAATCGTGGATGAGAGCAATAGGTGAGTTGAAACGTAAGACACTTAGGTGTAAAAGGCTAGCATCAAGACTGTGGAT